GGGGATCGAACCCCCGACCGCCTCCGTGTAAAGGAGATGCTCTACCTCTGAGCTATTCACCCGATGGGACAATCATACCAAATGTGGTGCTGATTGTCAAGTGGGGGTCGCGAGGATCGAACTCGCCTTAGCCGAATTATGAGTTCGGTGCATTCACCAGATTGCTAGACCCCCCTGATAGGAGTACTGGGAGTTGAACCCAGACTAACCCGTTATAAGCAGGCCGCTCTAACCATTAAGCTATACTCCCAAAAAAACACTACTGTGCTTCGTTATTATCCTCAGTGTATATTCGCAGCAGTTCATCGTCTGCGGGTACTAATACTGCTGCCTTTCCGTCTTCTCTAACCACTCCTATTGTCTCTCCCTTTTCAACTCGTTCAAAAAGTTCATCGAATCGATTTTCCCATTCTTGCACTGTGAAAATTTCCATAGTTGGTTTATTTATTGTATCATGAAACTGCAAGTTCTGCGTATTCGATCTGATCATCATTTAGGTTATCAGTAACAACCTCAAGAACATTCATGAACTCATCCACACTATCACATTGTACCATACGCTCATCGCCTTGATCACTCAGAAGAAGAAATGATCGAGAGCAGATGTCGATCACAATACCTTCAACATATTCTGCTGTGTTGTTCATGGTGTTCCCTTGATTACCCACATATTATAGAGCATATGGGCAGGAGTGTCAACTGTGCCAATTTAAGAACTGACAGGAACTCTTCTAATCAGGCGAACATGTTTTGTCTCGGTTTTGCTGTATCCAGCAGCAGTTCCGAAAGATGTTTCGGAAGTTCTTTGTCCCACCGATGCACTTCCTGTGGTGCCAGTATTTTCACAACTGTCTCCAGTAGATGTCCAATACTGATTTAATGTATTTAAATTTTGAAAAAGTATAATTTCTTCAGGTCCACCTATATTGAAGGGATTGGCAGAATGATCATCAAGAGTTTGATTTTGGGCAACATTTCCAAAGATGGTTATTTCATTTCTTGCTGGAATATACCAATCGGTTTTTCCATTTATATTGGCATTTTGTGCAAATTGGAATATTGGATGATTAGAACTATCTGATCCAATAACAGATTGATAAGTATTCCAATAACCATCATACGTGGACTGAGCACTTGTTTGTGTGGATTCTGCTCCATCACAATCGGCAGTCGTTTTATATTGCCCAGTTGTCTCTCCAGAATCTTTTGGTGCTAGGAAAATATAATATTGTGGATTTGTTCCAGTACCTTGTTCCCACGAGTCATAAGCATATTGAGATATTCCAAGATAATATCCACCTTCACTTGGAACATAAGAACCAACGACAAAAGATCCTGCAGCTAAACCCTCAGTAAATTCTATATTATCTAGACTTCCAACAGAACCTTTATATCCAAACAATGGTTCATTTTTAATAAGATCTCTTAGTGCTCTATCAGATTGTACTTGACTGTTCATTTTTTCCTGGTCATGCTTTAAAGACCAAAGCATTAATTCTTTTTCAGTTTTTTTATCTTTTATTTGATTTACTTTATCTGTTAAAGCAGATCTATTAATAATCTCTTCTCTATGACCACCAATTTCTGCAATTAAAGCATTTATTTGGGCATTATATTGTGAGCAGTTATTCTGGGTAGTAAAACCGTTGTAGTCAAATCCTGTAAATCTTTTAAAAGGACCATATCCATATGGTATAGCACCAAAATCTTCATATGCTTCTATTTCAGCATCAGTCATATAATTTTGTTCAAGTAGTTCTGTCTTATATCCCGAACCAGCATTAGAAGATGTTAATCCTACTTCCGTATCTTGTGAAAAAGGAGTATCTGAACCATAATTATTTAAATTGGTGTAAATGCTAACACCAACATAATCTGGAAGTATGTTACTTCCACCAGGAGTTCCTACACCAATAATTATTCCATTTGAACTTGCAGCACCTACAACACAAGAACAAAGGCCAACGCCACAGTTATTAAGGATGATATCTGCTATTTGTCTCTTCTTCTCATTTATAGCAGTTAAATTCAGTGCAATCGGCATATCAGCAACTCGTGCTAATTCAGTATAAGCTGTAACTTCTTCTTGTGCAATTTGAATCAATTCATTTTTTTGAACAACATTATCTTTTACTTGTGTTTCTTTTCTTTCAACCGATTTCGAAAACCTACCAGTATTTTCATCTTTGTTATATGTAACTTGATCATAAAATTTTGCAGGAACTGTTCCTGGAGTTTGATTAACCTCAAACTCCTCCTCATCTTTAATATCTTCGTTCAAACTTTGAACAACTCTATTTGCCGCATCAGACATTTTTCAATTACTCTTTAATATTAGTTATTTAACTGACTTTTAAGTTCTTGAACCTCACCTTTTAGAGATTCGATTTGAGTCTGTTGCTCCTTGATTGCTTCAGTTAACAAGGCAACCATTTTTTCATAATCTACTTTTTTAACATCAAAATCGATACCATCTATTTTATCTGTTGAAACAACCTCAGGAACTACTTTTTCAACATCTTGAGCAATAAAACCAATACTTCGAGTAACTACTTTCGTTTTTAACTCTTTATCTCGTCTAGTTTTCTTTGCATAATCTCTATCCCATCTGAAAGATATTCCATTTAGTTTTGTTACCTTATCTAAAGCACCTTCTATTGGAATAATTGTTCTCTTAAGTCTAATATCGGAATGTCCATGAGCTTTATCTTCAATTGGCAAACCATTTATTGTCCAAACTCCTGTTAAAATTCCAGCTCTGGCATCTAATCCTGGTGCTATGGATGAAGAAACAACAGATGTTCCAACAATTTTTTGCAAAACTCCAGTAAGATTACTCAGTACAGCAAGTGATTTAAAAGCACCACCTAAAGCCATTGTTACTCCACTGCTAGAGTAAAATCCAATATGCTTTGTAATGCTGGCATTAACCAAATTTACAGTTCCTGGAACACAGTGTAGTGCAAAAGGACTATCTGGATTCATTCCAATAACAGCTGCTCCAGTTTGATATCCCGCTACTGATGTCATTCCCATGTAAGAACGATAAAAATCAGCACTTCCTGGAGGAATTACTAGGTTTGGAACTAATAATGGATGTACCCCTAATGGACCAGGAACACATATTCTATTTGTATTAAATTTGTCTACTTGCATTTGTTTTGCCTCATTTGCATACTTTTGAGATTCCTTCTATTAAAGATGTGAAATCTCCATTCAATAATGCCTTAAGATTGTTAATAGCAGAAAAAGATGCGTTTTTCACCTCTCCAGCAATAGTGATTGATGCACCAGCAATATCAAGATCAACTTCACCTCGTATACAAGTTTTTGAACCAATAAATCTTGCTTGTTCTCCAGCAGTAACATTGACAGATCCATTTCCATTAAGAACGATAGATCCATTTTCGGAATCTCCTTCAGCAACCATATAAATGTTTTTACCTTTGAGGTAAATACTTCCATTTTTTGCACTTATAACAATATCGCCATTATGTGCCAAAATTTGTTTTGCTGGCGATTCTTCACCATCCTTAGTTTTTGGTCGCAAACTTACACCACATACCTCAGTTTGACACTTTGGCGTTACATTGATTGAATTGCCAGATTCACAAAAATGTAATTGGTGATTGGATGCTGTGGCAATAGTCAGTTCAGATCCATCGTCTTTCTCTTCAGGTCCACCTGGACCCAAAAACATAATTCCATAATCATTATCTGCTGTTTTTATCGGAGTAGATTTTGCCATTATAGAACACAATCAATAACTTGAATAAGTTGTGCTGGATCAAGATCGCCAATAGTTTTTCTATTTTCTTCTGCAGTTTGTATATACTCTTCAACAGGAGTGAACGATAATCTAGTTCTTGCTTTGAACCCAACACCAGTGGAACTATTTATTTCAATAACTGGAAGAGATGTTAATCCACAAACTTCGTCTAAAACTTCCATTGCTATAATTTGTCCAAGATCATTCATTTGAACACTCACTCTCAAATTTTCGACGTTTGGAGTAATTGTAATCTCATCTTCCGGTGAATAACCATTTCCAGTATTTAAAATATCAATATCAGTAAAACATCCAATAAATGATCTTTCAATTGAACCCTCCGGTCTATTCTCTGGTCTTGATGTATATCCCACGCCAGGATTAACTATAATAACATCTTTAACAGGTTTTCCTGGGTGGCAGTTTGACCTATCTCCTGCAGTTTTAAATGTAAATCCTCTAACGTATGATGAAATAAGTGTTCCTGGAGGTGCATTTTTTAAATAAATTTCTGGTTGATATAAAATTGGTTGTCCGGTATCCACAATTGCATCTGCAAAAAATTCAGTTGTAGATACTACAAAATCTTCTCCAATTATATCTAATGCCGTAAATTTGGCATTAGTATCATCACCCTCTCCATCATAAAATATTATTCTTTGTTGTTTTTGATTTGGTGATGAACCAGCATCAACAATACGTGGATCACGTCTTCTATTCAAATTTTCAAAAATAATAGGACCATATTTTTTTCTTGGTTCAACTGATGCAACAACTTGCTGTGATCCTTTTGGTGTATATCTTATCTCTCGTTGGGAGGGTGAAGCAGCTGCCTGTGTGAGTTGGGTAAAAGCAGAAGTATCAATATCTCTGGTGACAACTAAATCCCCAAGAGGAAGACCTGGAATTCTTATTCCAGTAACTGCAAGTCCTGCTTGGTCTTGATAATCTTTCCAATCAAATTCGAATCTAACTGAATATGGTGAACCTCCTTCCAATCCTCCCGTTAACAGGTAGTATTCTCCACCTTCTTTTACAAATAAAGTTCCTCTATTTGCAGAAACAACTGAGACTCCAGTCTGTGATTGACTTCCAATTACAGGAACTGCTTCTTGAGAATCACGAACTGCTTTTACAGCAGTTCTACCAAACCAAATATCAAAACCCCTTGCTGTTTTATTCTTAACAATAACTTTTCCGTTTTCATCCCTAAATGGTTGAAAGACTCCTCCACTTCCACCATGTGCTGCTCGTTGAGTTACTTCTGTAACTTCAATATCATAATCAGCATTATCGTATGGAACATTAAATCTGACCTGATAGTGCTTTTTATCAGGAGTCATATCGATTGTGCTATTAAGACGTATCGGTTGGAAGTCTGGAGCATTAGGAGCACCATTTAAGACATCAAATCCAGCACTAACTTCTAAAGCTATTCCAGTATCAGTGTCATTATCAAATACATGATAAACATCTCCCTCATAAATGCATTTTCCATTTTCGTTAAATGATCCAGTAGTATTTGGATTAAATCCAAATGTGCCAAAATTTGGATCAAAGGAAAAGTTACCATTATTAAGTTGATTTCCGTTTATTCCTCCAGAATTTCCTATCGGAGAAAAAGTTATTGGATCTAGAGTTAATGTAGTATCCCGATCATTGTCCAGTTCAACATACCCAGAAGCAAAGTTACCATTCTGACAATCATCTATAAATGCAACAAATGGTGGAGAAGTATATCCACCACCCCCACTTCTTAAGTTGACACCAACAATTTGTCCAATTTCATTAACAATAACATCACCTACAGCACCAGCACCACCTCCACCAAATATTTGCATTTTTGGTGGTCCGCAGTTTGGATCTCCTGCATAACATGTAAATTGATCGGCAATATTAGGATCAACATCTCCAAATTTTGTTCCAAAAAGTTCCATATCACCTAAACCGCTATCACCACCAAGCCATCTATCAAATCGATTCAATAAATCAGCACTTTCTCCTCCAGAAAGATTAAGACCATTCAAGAAATTTTGATACTTATCTGCTGCTGCTTCTTCTCCTCCACCCCACCATAATGCTCCGCGTGTTTTGACTGATGGACACTTAATTCCTCCAGATGTACATAAAAATGCTTCGTATCCAAGAACCAAATCAATATAATAAAATATTTGTCCAGCAATTCTACTTTCTTCGCCAAGAATATCTCCTAAACCATCTAATATTGGTTGAAGTGCCTTATCAATTCTATTTGCAATATTGTTTATCAAAGCATTTGTGAATTGTTCTGCAGCACAAAATGGTGCATTAATCCAATTACCTATCAGTGAAAATAAGAATTCTCCAACTAGTTTGGAAAGACCGTTTATAACATCATTAATTTTACAGAATAATGTATCAATAATTTGTTTAATTGTTATACCTTGTATATTTTGAGCCATATCTGGCAGTATTTCTTCAAAAAATGCCTCTAACTTGTCTTTTATAATTTTAAGTAGCCAATTTCTTGCTCTTTGAATAAGAATTTTTAATGCGCCAGCAATTAATTCTGTCGCATTTGATACTGATTCATTTATTCCGGAAATTGTATTTAATGTGGGAGTTACGTATTCATTGTAATACCTTTTTGCATCTTTTAAATCTTGGAATACTGTTTGTAATGCGACATTAATTGTTCCAAGAGTATTCTTTCCACAAGGATCTATTGTGTGTTTATTTGCTATTGCTTTTTGAAAATATGCATATGATTCACTGTTTATGAAGGTTTTACATTCTTCAATGTTCTCCCTCATCCAATTCATATCCATGTCTCTTCGATTGCACCCCTTTTTAAGGAGGTCATTCGTAATTCCATCCAAAGTATTTTGAGCTTCGTCGATGACAGCCTGAAATCCAGTAACATCTTCGGATAGATTTTGACTCTCTGCCAGAGATTGGAGGGACTTTAATTCGTCAATTCTATTTTGTAGTTCTTCTTGTTGTTTTTTTAATTCTTCAAAAGAATATTCTTCTTCTGGCATTTATCAAACGCTTTTTATTTTTTTTTATTTATCAACTCATTTTTATAGAGTTATTCATATTTGCAATTACACCTTCAAAAAGACTTCTGTCAACTCCTGTTCCGGCAGCACTTTCTTTTGCTGTTGGTGCAGGTGCTCCAGTTCTTGATGTGCAAGGATTATTTGCACGTTTTTGACTATAAGTATCAACTATTTGACCGTTTGTTGTTTGTTGTCCTTGTGAAGCAAGAAGTGTTCCAGTATTTGTTCTGGCAAGAACTCCAGTAATTCTTGGAATTAGACCTTCACTATCCATAAAATATCCACAAACATTTTCTCCACCACGAATACCATGAGATAGACGAGTTTTAGTGCCATGAGTTGTTGGCATTACAATTGTGGCATATCTTAAATCTTTATTTGGTATAGTAGCATCAACAGAATCACATCCTTTACCATTTGGTAAAGTTGAGAAAAAGATTCTCACCTTTACTCTAAATCCATGTCCTCCCGTGCTTGTTTCATTATCCTCTGCATCAGGAATTACTTGACCTTCCCAGTATCCTTGCGGTTGTTGCATCATATCTAACCTATTCCTTTCTGATTACCGTAAGTATCTCTGACAATTGTTAAAGAAGTATAAGAATCAGTTCCGTTAAATTGATGGCACAAATTCAAAATCAAATAATTTCCAACATTGGAAGGTCCTAAAACCTTTGAACTCGAAGTAACTTTTTCAAACTGACATCTTATCAAATTTCCTGCCTCCAAACTTGGATTGCAAGGTATCAAAATATTTATTGCCTGAGACATCAAAATATTATATCTCATAACAGATTTTGCTAAAATGTCCGATGGATCACTTTCTAATTCCTTACTAACTTTTGAGTCATTCATTCCTCTAGGAATAGACATTGTATATAAACGAGTTGTATTATTTGTTGGGTTCTCGATTGATTCAAATCTACCATCACTTTCAATTCTATAAAATTTGGATTTAACAGTCTGCTCATCTTCATACATAAATCTAAATTCTGCAAAATATGCTCCAGATTGTATTAATTTGGATACACTAGGATCTTTTTTTGTTGGAGTTCCAATAATTTTATATGCGTTTTTATTTGAAATTAAATCAGATTTAAAAACATCGGTATGAAAGTATGGGTTGTTTTGATTAACTGGAGTTTGATCCATTAGAGAATCAATGGACCTGAAATGAAATCCACTCTTAGTCTCATAAGCAAAAAATCCAGGAAGTCCTCCAACCCGTGTTGATAGAGATGCTAAATGTGTAATAATATCATATGGTTCTCGATTTGATCCAGTGAAAGATTTTGGATTTGAAGAATTTTCAATATCAAGTTCTTCTGTAGACATATTAAGTTTTTCTGTTACAATTTTTTTAACAGAATTACTAATTTGACCATAAAATTTTTCAAAAACATTATTTTCATAATTCAATTTGTATGTGGGAGAAACTAATCTTAATGCTCCATATTCAGTAGTAGAATCACTTGACAAAATAACAGAATCATCAATTTCTAAAAATTTCCTGCCCTGAAAATCAATAGATCCCATAATGTTTTCAAATTTAAATTGAACTGATCTATCAGATCCACGTATAACAGAATCTCGTAGTGTTCCTGTCCTCTCCTGAATATCAAATGGATCTATTGCACTATTTCCAGTATCGGCATAAGTTAAATTTGCAGTAATAAATGGAGACAATACACTCTCATAGTAATTAAATGTAGCAACTTTTGTCTCAAAAGAAATTCCACCTATTGTTATTACCCTATTTGCTTGTAAATTTGCTATTGACATCTAACTAACCTAATGGAATTGGCATCGGAACTACTTGCTTTTTAATTACAAAAATTCTTTGTAGTGCTACAGTTGAATTTTCACCTTCACTCATATCTTCTCCTATACTTCTATTTAACCGCACTGGCATCAATTCTGAACCACCTTGACCACCTTGACGATTAATTGCTGTCACATTACCACCAAATCGAAAATAATTATTCATTACTTGACTTGGTTTTGGGTATGCGTATTTCCTATCATACGTCATTGCTCCACCGTTCGGATAATATTCAAAGTGAACATGAGGTCCAGTTGAATCTCCTGTGCTACCTTCCAGTCCCAATAACTGCCCAGCTTTAATTTTTTGACTTGTTTGAACATTAACTGATTGGAGGTGACCATATCTAGTTTCTGCTCCATCATCATGCTTCAAGACTACAGAATATCCATATCCATCATCTAACCAACCAGAATGTATTACATGTGCATTTTGAGCAGAAGAGACTGGAGTTCCTGATCCTGCTGATACATCAACACCATTATGCCATCTAGTGCCGCCATAGATGGGATGCGGCCGCATCCCAGCATAACTAGTGATAGTAGCATTTGATGGTAATGTTCCGCCAGTAACTTTTGCTTGTGGCGCAATACCAATTAGTCCACCTGGACCTAGACCACCTTGACCTGGAGTAGTAGACCCTGAACCAACTACCACTAATCCTTGTGCCTCTTTTAATTTATCAACAACATCTGCAAAATTTCTTTTGTTGATCTTATCCTTTCTTAAGAGTGCTCTTTGAAGTTTTACATTAGTTCCAAATTTAACAAAACTATTAGAACTTCTTTGCGAACCTTTCGTAGCAAGACTTGCAGAAGTTGAAGATCTCGAAGAACTTTGTTGTCCTCCAACTGTTCCTCCCTCTCGCATCTTTTGGACTGGAGTCACTGTCGGAGCACTATTTTGTTGAACTGGAGATATAGGTGTAGATTTGGGAGGATTGGGAGTTAACTCTGGTTGAGTTGGAGGTTCTGATGGTTCAATCGGAGTTGTATCAGAATTCTCTTCTTGCGAATCTAAATTTGTTTTTCTTATTTCTGCATTAATATCGCTCAATAATTTATCCTGCTCTCCATCTAAAGTGGATAATTCATCTTTAATTCCTTTTAAGTTTTTTTCAGTATCTTTTTGCTTACTTTCAGTGAAGAAATTAACTATATCTATAATTCCAAGTATACCTTTTCCTATTGCTTCCAGTATAAATTTTGTCCCATCAATAATCCACGGATTATCGTCAAAAAATGTTTTAATTGAATCTATGATAGATGGTAAATTATTAAGAATGATTCCTGCTAAAATCAATCCAAAGAATTCCTTTATTTTATCAAAGAAACTCATCGGTGCTTTTGCAATTCTCGATGCCACATTACCTATAGACCTTCCAAAAGATTTAAAAGGTGCTTCTATTCTACTTTCTTCACTAATTCTATTTTTTCTTTCAGACTCCTTTCTAATAAAAGTTTTTTTGGATTTTTTTAATTGTATAAGTTTTTTATTCGAATCAATTAATAGACTCTTAATATTAGTTGCATTTAGTTTTAGTTTTTCTGATTCTTGTTGTAATATTTTCATTTATCAATCTCCAAATCTATATCCTTGAATTTGATAATAATTTAATGCTACATTTAGGTATTCATTAGTTGAATCATGTGAAGATATTACTGGAATTTTTTCATTTTTGTCAGTGAATGTTGGCAATTCAATATCATCCGGACCAGAATTCATTACAATTGGTGGAAGTTCAATTAATCCTTTCTTTCCTTCATTTTTTTTAATATTTCTTGATACTGGTTTTGGAGTTATTGATGGTTTCATTCCACCCATTCCACCACTATCAGTATCAGAATACCCTGCACCAAAAAGACTTATAATACTTCCAAGGAAAGGTTGCTTTCTTTGATCAGATACCGAAGTTCCACTTAAGTAACGTTTTTGTTTTTGTGCGCTTTCAACAAACATATTTCTAAAATCCTGAAGTGCTGTTGCAAACTCATCATTTACTGCAAATTGATTCTTAAATAGTTTTTCTTGTATATCAACACCATCACTAAAATCAGACCAAGATCTTCCACCATCATAGTTTATATTATCAAGAACTGGTCTGAATTTGTTAGAATCTATTTTATTGACTACGTATTCATTACCTTCAGCAATAACAGGAACACCACCTTGAGCATGTGATGGTCCTTTTAGCATTCCACTTAGATAACTTGCAGGAGTATTTCCTCCTTCCATAAACGGAATGACTCCACCATCTTTGTATTTCTTTGGATCTCCTTCTTTGGACATTTGTTCCATTGCAGGATCTTTCTTTTTGCCTCCAAAGAATACATCGTAAAGTTTTCTTCCTGCAAAATCACCAGCAATGCCACCAATAAATGTTCCAATTGGTCCACCAATAAATGTTCCAATTGCTGCAAGTAAACCAGCACCAATTGCACCAAATGCTGCTCTGCCTGGATCTTCTCCAAGTGCGACCGACAGTGCAAAATCCATTAATACGCCAATAACTGGAATTCTCTTTAAAATTGGGCGAGCAAATCTTAAGAAGGATTTTAATATACTTTTTTGTCCAAAACCCATACCTATGGATCTCAGAATTCTTCTTCCCATCAATTTTGCATTAACTTCAACACCTTGAAGTGCTCTGTTTAAAATTCCTTTTTGTCTTTTAATTACATCAAATTGTCTATCATATTTTATAGTTCCTCCAAGTCTACTTCTTCTCGATAAAGTTCTAGTTTCGACAGTTCTTGTAATATCAACGTTACCCCTTCTTTGCCCTGCGGCGTTTCTGAATAATCCTCCACGTCCTCTTTGTGCTCCTGATTGACCGCCAGAACTAGTACCTCCGACACGATTTCTTGGTAAAATTCTTAAAAACTGTAATAGTTTTCCTATACCACGAACAACTCGAACAACCTTATAAAGAACTCGTAGTGCAAGACCACCTATAAGTATACCTGCAAATATTTTCCAATTCTCTGCAAGAAATGTAAATACCTTTCCTACTTTTTCTCTGTTTTCTTTATCTTTTAACCAATCAAATGCCGCATTAACTACAATTCCAGTCAGAATCAAACTAAAAAATTCAAATATTTTATCAAATATTCCTTTTACTGGTTTTGCAACTTTAGTAAATGCACTGGTAATATTTTTTCCAATCTTACCAACAGTTTCTAAAGATTTTTCCTCTCTCCCTCTTCTAGATGCCTCTTTTTGTTTTTTTGTAGATTTTAATATTTTACTTTCTTGTTCGATTCTGTTTTTGAAATCCAAAGAAAGTTGTTTTTGGATTTCGACTAAAATTTCGTTAGTTTGTCTTAACGAACTTGCAATTGATGGAATATACGCATTAACAACCGATTGGTCATTCTGAACTGGTTGACGACCCTCTGCTTGTATTCTTCTTTCATTTTGAACTGGTTGAAGACCTTCTACTCTTATTCTTCTGGATCTAAACTTAAAAGTAGATGATTTTAATTTTAATGCTTGTTTAGATCCACTAACAGGAGAAGATGCCGCAGATGTTCCGCGCAAAACTGAAGAAGAAATATTCTTCTTACTAAGTTTTGGTATGGATGGTGCTCTAAGAATGGGTTGATTAAATTCCACCAGATTGCTGCTGCTCTAAACGTTGTTTTTCAAGATAATTTTGAAGTAATGCAACATATACTTCTCTTTCCCATGGAAGCATATTTTCAATCTCAGTTAATGAATATTTATGGTACTGTATCAAGGCAAAGTTCGTCTCATAGTATGACTCTAAAGAGTTATGAGCCATACTCAACTGAAAAAACTTGCTAGTCCCTCCAGAATGATATTATTTGTAACACCAGTATTTGGATTTTTGACCTTGACTGAATGAGAAAGTTTTGGCATCGTTGTAAAGAAGGTTTCAATTTCTTTAAACTGCTTGGTATTCATTTGTTCAATGAATTCTTTTAATTCTTTTTGTGTAGAGTCAGATGCTGGCCAAGACTCCTCTTCATTATAGATCATATCAATACAAGATACAATCATATCCAAAGATTTGTCAACATCGGCATCATCTTCATTATATTCAAAATTACTTTGAACAAATTGATCCAGTGAAGGATACTTCAATTTCAAAAACAAGTTGTCATCCAGTTTAATTGTATCAGCATGTTTTTTATCCTTTTGAACTTTAATCGTATCAATATCAATATCTAATGTGACTTTAGTTTCATTATCATCAGGACAAGTTACATTAACTTCAATTTTTTCTCCAACAGATTTAGATCTAATATTCAAGAAAATATATTCGATATCAAAAGTCGCTAAATTAATAACCTTGATTCCGCGTGTAATAATACAACTATTTAAAATATCAACAACTGCATCAGTAATCTGTTTCATGTCTTCAGATTCAAGTGCCATAAGAAGAATTTTTTCTTCTCTAACTAAAAATGGTCTGTATTTAATCTTTTTTCCAGTCGATGGAATCTCCAACTCATATGTTGGAGTACTAATTTTTGGTAAAGGCATAATAACCCATTATAAGTTCAGTTGTGATTATTTATTATCCCCCAAGATAAAAGAATCTGCAAAATAGAGTTAAAAAAGAGGATTGTCTCGAAAAGGAATAACTGGTTTTTCGATTCCGGATGGTGTCCCTTTGAGGGTTTTACCATTTGTACCCGCTACTTTTCGAACCTTACCTTCAACTCCTGGAACTTTTTGTGCTCCACCACCAAAATCAAATTCCGGTGTAACATATTCCTCATAAGATACACTATAATAATCATAATTAAAAGTAACTGATACTTTCATTATCTCCCCTTGTCCGTAAGAAATTGGAGTACTTGATATGGATTTTACAAAAGCATTTCTCAATTTATATCTTAACAGAGACTGAGTATCTTTTTCAAATTTTATAATAGTCACTCCCTGCGGATGTTTATATGAACCTGGATAATTCATTCTTCTATAATATCCAAGATCAAAACTGGACATGCTAATACCACTACCATTAGAAGAATAATCCATCCATGCTTCAAAAAATCTATTGACTTTGTAATTTTTATCAGCATAAAAAGTCAACTCAATATCGGTATATATTCTGCTATGAGCAAATTCTTCAGTCAAACCCATGAAATTATCTTTTACTTCAGAGGTTGCAAAAGCAGATGCGGGAATAACTGCATCAGAACATAATAAATTCAAATCTCTCGTGTAAAAATCTTTATTTACCTGTGCATCAGAAAAAAACTTTTGGATTGTACGATCCCTCTCTACGTTCGGGGGAATTGGAAATTCTGAAATTTGTAATTGATAATAATTAGTGGTTGCTAAATTGCCAAATAAGGTTTTGACCTTATTCATACCAACATTCGCAAACGCAGAAATTCCCAAGTCCGGACTACTACTGGGTATTGACATCTAAATATTTTTATGGTTTTTTATTATTAAATATTTAGATGTCATATAAAGGAAAATATAGTCCTTCATATCCAAAAAAATATAAAGGAAATCCAACAAACATAATTTACCGTTCTTTATGGGAACGAAAATTTATGGTTTATTGTGATAAGAATGAAAATATCTTAGAATGGGGAAGCGAAGAGATTGCTTTGCCATATCGTTCTCCGGTTGATAATAAAATACATCGATACTTTCCTGATTTTTATGTGAAGTTGAAAGAATCGACCGGTCAAATAAAAAAAATGTTAATTGAAATAAAACCCCAAAAACAAACTACTCCTCCCACAAAACCAAAAAGAAATACAAAAGGATACATTTATGAAGTATATGAGTATGCAAAAAATCAAGCAAAATGGAAAGCAGCAGAAGAGTTTTGTAGAGATAGACGATGGGAATTTAAAGTATTAACAGAAAACGAACTCGGTATTAAGTAATGCAGTATCCTGCCGATACAAAAAATAATCGTCTACGCCAAGCTATGGACGAATTGATTGGTATAGAAGATCCTGATATGTTATTTGGGAAAATTATTGAACTAATAAAAACAACAGGAACAACATCTCCAAGTGTTGATAATTATTATACCTTTCTTTATGATGCAAAGACATCAAATATTGTTTATGATGAGCATCCGTTGGTTTATGTTACTGAAATTTTTTCCTGGGGATTTCGTGGAATCAACCTACACTGGGGAGATATTAGGCAATATACAACAAATCAAGTTGTTGGTCCAGTATATTTTGTGAATGAAGAGGAATTGAGAGATTTGGAAACACTACCATATAAGAAAATTCGTGGTTTTGGAGTCTAAATAATTAAAAGGACCAAAAAGAGATAAATGTCCAATCATTTAGAAAATTTATTCAAAGATCAGATTATTAGGACAGTACCAGCCACAGGAGCGGGATCAGCAGGAAGAACTATTGATGAAAGTTATCCTCTTGATACGAAGATTTCTGGTCCAAACTCAAAAACTGAAAGTTTTAACGTTGAAACTGGTCCTGTTTCTGTCCAATCTGCTAACGGTTCTTATCAGTTTTTTACTACTGGTGCGGGTAATGTTAAATTTAACATTCATAAAGCCGAATCTCAATATGTAGATGCCTACGTTGCGCGCAATGCCGGCATTTCTAACCGTAGATTTGACTCACAAATAGTAGACCCAAAGTCATTGGAAATAAATGATGCCTCTTATCCAAGAGTTTATTATATGAAAATAGATGATAATCAACTTTTTAACTCCATTAAATCTGCAGGCAAAACAATACCAGGAACAAAGATCCATCAAATAGATAATAACTTTGATGGTGCAGAGATTGATGTAGCTGTTACAAAGAATGGCATCAACTACGTTGCAGTAGCTATAGAAAAAAATGGAAATTATTCTTCGCTTGAAGAAGACCTTCTTGGTGGTGCTCAGAATCAATCCAGTCTTGCAGCAAGACCTGAAATGACAGCATTTTGGAATGACTTAACAAACAAAGATCCAGCATTAAAACGGGAGATAAAAAGTGCTGATGATAAGTTTATTCAAAAAGGAAAAAACCAGGCTGCTGGATATCACCTACCGAACGTGCAGAACCTACAACAATGGGAACAAGACGCCATAAAACGGTTTCCAACGACTATTGCATATAATAAAACTCCTTCCACTCCAAGTAACACAAATGCACCAGGTCAACAACCATCTGGTCCTCTAGCAAGTGTTATACCTCCCACACCGATAACCACTCCTTATAGAGAAGGACCACCAATTCCCTCAGCTGTGAACGTGGGAGTGAAAGATTTTAAAACTTTAATTTATCCGATGGCAATTGCGAACCATATTGGAATAAATTCCACCGGAGAGGGAATAGATTATTTTAGACTCGAAGTCAAAGAATATGTTCCTGTAAGTGGTACTGGAGATTCTACCCTTGGAAGCGTTATTTCTAGTGGCGGATTAATAAGAGAGCAGGGACAGGGACAACTAAATTCTAATAACAATTCTCTAAAACAGGTTAAAACAAAAAACACGATAATTCTACCAATTCCTTCAAATATCAACGATTCAAATAATGTTTCCTATACAGAAAATGATCTTGATGCTGTGAGTGCTGCTTTAGTTGGGGGATATACAAATATTCTGAACAGTGTAAGCATGTCAAACCCAAGTGGTGCTATTGACGTTATTAAGGATCAATTCAATAATTTTTACAAAGAACAATCAGGTGTACTTAGAACAGCAATAAACGCATCTCTACAAGCACAGGTTGCAAATTTATCTCCCTTTGGTGTTAATAATGTAAGTGCAGAGTCTCTTCTTGCAAGATCTACTGGTGCAATTTTAAATCCAAATAAAGAACTATTGTTTAATGGTGTCACAACAAGAGCATTTAAGTTTTCATTTAAATTAACGCCAAGAAATAAGAATGAAGGTATAGTAGTAAAACAAATAATAAGAACACTAAAACTAAATATGGCACCAAAAGTTACAACAGGTGGAAATCAGTTTTTAAGAACACCAAATGTATTTGATCTTTCATATCGACGAGGAAAAGATATGCATCCATTTCTAAATCGATTTAAACAGTGTGCATTAACAAATATGAATGTCAACTATACAGGGGATGGTGTTTATTCTACATACCATGACTCTACACCAGTTTCTATGGTAATGAATTTAACATTTAAAGAACTTGAACCAATTTATGACATAGATTATGGTGATACTAATGATACAAATTCTCAAGATATAGGAGTAGGATTCTAAAATGGGTTATTTCAGAGAACTTCCAAATTTAGAGTATCAATCATTTTTAGATAATAGAAATTCATCTGAAGATTACCTTTTAGTCAAGAATTTTTTCCGTAGAGTTAAACTTCGAGATGATCTTAAAAATATCTTTACATTATTTGATAAGTATACTATATCTGACAATTCAAGACCAGATAATGTAGCAGAAGAATTGTTTGGAGATCCAACTTTAGATTGGGTGGTTTTAATAATTGGAGGGATAACCAATATTTACGATCAATGGCCACTATCAAACAATGATCTTTACAATTTGACAGTGGAAAAATATGGTATTGAAAATATCAATGCAACTCATCATTATGAAACAACATTTGTTGTTGATGAATATAATAGACTCATTATGCAAGATGGATTAACTGTAACCGAAGATTTTACAATACCTGATCCATCTGATAGCAATTTAACAATTAATCCTACCATTGCAATAACAAATTTAGAATATGAAATTAGAAAAAATGATATTAAGAGACAAATATATGTTCTAAAATCAGAATACCTGAGTAAATTTTTGGACGATTGTCGTAGTTTTTTACTTTATACAAAGTCTAGTGAATACGTCAATGAAAGATTAATTAAAACGTTTAATACAAAAATTACAGAACTAGATTAAAAAGGGGAGGTTTCCCTCCCCAAAAAAATATTCACTCTTCAGCAAGTCGT